CCAAGTATTTACTGCTTCCGTCACCAACCAAGCCAGTCTTCCGATCGTAATCCGCCGCAGTAAATGGACCGTTGTTAGTTGGAGCACTGCCCTTCAACGGAACCAACGCACCTTCCAGCGTCCTAGCGCCAGACAACAAGCAGCTAGCCTTAATAGCGTTCCAGATGCCGTCGCTCTTACAACCGACAACAAAGTCGTTGATTGCAGTGCGGACACCAGCCTCGAGACCACCTGACTGACCAGCAGCGGCATCAGCGGCTTCTACAGCAAGGATATAGTTGGCGGCTTCTACGTCAAAACCGTCGCCTACTTCGATGCGAGTGGAAGGAGAAAGGATCGGGAACGGTGCAGTGGGTACGTCGAAGTTCTCGGTGTAACGTGCTACGCCTTTGGTGATGCGGACGTTGGAGATGTAACCATCTAATGGTCCTCCTCCGCCACTAATATCACCGATAATAAAACCCGAATTATTGGCTCCGTAAGAAAAAGATGTGGCGTAGGAACCTACTTGATTGCCATTAACAAATAATCGTAGATTGTTGACATTCTGTGTCAATGCAATATGGTTCCACGAACCATTGTTCCATCCTGTGGATAGTGCAGTAATTCGAGAATTAGTGTTTTCGTACCAGCTAATTGATCCTGGTCCACTCAAATTACAAATAAAACCAGCCCATCCAGCTGCACTAAAAGGATAGTTCCAGCCAAAAGGATCAACCCTACCTGTTTTAGTTGACTTAATCCAAAATTCTATACTAAAATCAACTGCACCAAAATTATTTTTATTCGAAACTGCAGTGGTAAGGTAATCACCTGTGCCATCAAACGCCAACACACCATCACCAGTACCAAACGGTGTATTCACCGCCGTACTGATTTGAGCGTCACCATTTGCACTAACACTGAAATTATTGCTACTACTGTCCAGAATGGTCGTGCTGCCATTGGTGCCCTCACCCTTTAGGAGCAAGGACACATCAGCAAAATCGCCGTCTACTGGTGCGTAGTCAGGGCTCCAGACCAAACTCATCACGCATCTCCATTCACTTCAGGAAACGGGCGGTCATACTGCACGATCTCTGCAGGACGGTTGGGTTCCAGCAGGTTGCGTTGTACCAGCAGAGCTAGGGCGTCGGTGACGCGCTGGTCATCAAGTGCCACACGTTCTGCTGCAGTAAGCTCGTCGATCAGAGCTTTGATTTCGGCGGCGTCAGCGTTTTGCTTTTCAGCTGCTTCAATCTCGGCTTCGTTATCAGGCGTGCAAGCTGCCTTGTAAGCGGCAACTGCTGCTTCGTACTCGGCAATATCCTCAGGCGTAGGATCCGGGATTGCCATAAACTTGGCAACCGCTTCGTCGTATGCCTGCTGTTCTTCTGCAGTAGGAATGCCACCAATTGGATCAGGCACCACGGTGGTGTCTTCTGATGCGGCCAGGATGTTGGCGTATTCAGTTGGGGTGAAGCGGGCGAAGAAACCAGCGCTGGTCACAATGCCGTAGCTGTTGGCGTCGGCGTAGCGTTTGCCGTCTTGCGTGAGGAGCCAGGTGGCATAATCCTCGGGGGAAAGCTTGGCGCTATTGGCGGCAAAGATCAGGCCGTCAATGGTGCGGGTGTCGGTGATCGTAACGGTGAGGGTGTCCATGGGATTAGAGAATCGAAGGGTGTACAGAGGAAGTCATCAGCCGATCCTCCAGTTGGTGCCGTCACAGAAAACAGGCACCTTAATGCTACCGCCGTCGTTTGTTCCAACGGCAACGATTGAATAGAAAGTACTTACGCTTGCATCTGTAACAAAACCTTTTGCGCCTTCGTATGTGGCGCTTGGAGTTGGAAGGTTTGCGATTGCAACTGGAATATGTTTGAAATAGGCTGGACCGGCTGTAGGTGTTGCGCCGTCAGTAATTTCAAGAACACCAGCAGCTGTGCGGCGCAAAGCTGTGTCTCTGTTTCCACTAGTAGCAGTAGTGCCAAAAAATGTTGGCAGAGCACCTGAACCAATACAAAGACCTATAAAATCAACGCCAATTACAGGTATGCCCGCATACCAGCCGTAATATCTACTGTTTGATGCTGATGAGAAAACTCCAGTAGTATTAGCACCTGAAGATGTAAATACAATACGAGGAGCGGTAACATTAGGGAAATCAGCTTTGATTTTGCTGACGCCGTTGATTTGTAAATCAAGTAAATTTCCGGTGCCGAGTGGGGCGCCGCCTGCACCGTCGTCAATGTTGACTTTGAGGCCGGTGTAAGTACCAACTGCGTTGGTCCAGTTAAGCTCGGTATTCAGTTTGGCACTGCCTGCGAGCGCACCAGCGTTGTTGTACTGGATGTTGCCGGTTGCTCCAGAGACCAGGCCAACAGTGCCGGTTTGGTCTGGGAAGCTGATCGTGCGGTTGGCAGTAGGCGTGACCGATTGGATTGTCGTAGAGAAGCTGCCGCCGCTATCTAAATTAACGTCACCACTAATCGTAAGTTGATCATTGGTTTTGTCCCAAGTTAATGCAGTATCACCGGCTAAAGTGCCGCCGTCATTAAACTGCACCTGGGTATCAGAGCCAGCTGCTGTATTAGTATCAACAATATCGAAGTTCCCTGTAAAGGGATTAAATACATATGGCATGGCTCAACTCTTCGTCACACTAGTAAGATTACTACCGCTATATGTTAACGCCAAGTTAGCAACCGTACTGCCACCCGCTCCTCCACTTTTATAAACAACACCCGTCAATGAACTACCGCTATACGTTAAAGAAATATAATCATGCTGAGGAATTGCTAATCCCTGCAGTACATCAACATCTCCCGTAACTGAAACAGTACCACCTGTAATTGCAATCGTACCTCCCGTAACGGTCATAACTCCGCTAACGGGCATGGCGGTACTATTTGTAATCTGTACCTTCCACCCTTGATTTATCATTTCCTTTTAAGGGCATCTTTTATTTTTTAATTCTAACAGTTTTAACTCAACAAATCACAGTAGAATAAAGAAAAAATACCATGTATAGAATTCGTTTCGTAAACGATTTAGGTAATGGCCACTCTGGCTATATCGAATATCAAAACTTATATGTTCAAACAATTTCTGGGCAATCAATTACAACACAACCAAATGGCCCGGCAGGTTCTGATGCCTTTGGTAGATTACGTACATCAAATCCAGTAACCATATTTGATAGCCAGCATCGCTATCAAGAGAATGATAAATGGTCTACAGCAAGTGGTAACTCTGGTTCAACCACATATCAAGTAAATAAAAGTGCTGTTGACCTTAATGTAACCACTGCTTCTGGTGATTACATTTACCGTGAAACCAAACGTGTTTTCCCTTATCAGCCAGGGAAATCTTTGTTGATTAATAATTCGTTTGTTTTTGCGGCAGCACAAACAAACCTACGTCAACGCGTTGGTTATTTTGGTACTGATAATGGCATTTACTTTGAACAAGATAATGCAACCTTATATATGGTACTTAGATCCAAGGTGTCTGGATCTGTTGTTAATACACGTATTCCGCAAGGCGAATGGAATGGAGATAAATTAAATGGCCTTGGTCTTTCTGGTTTAACGCTTAATCCAACAAAAGGAAATATTTTCTGGACTGATGTTGAATGGCTTGGTGTTGGTGATGTAAGGTGCGGCTTTATTATCAATGGACAGTTAATTGTTTGTCATACATTTAAAAATGCAAACGCAAAAGACTCCACCTACATGACAACCGCTGCACTACCCTTGCGGCAAGAAATTGAAAATACAGATACCATTGCATCTGGTACTTCTGCGCAACAAATCTGTGCTTCCGTTGTATCAGAAGGTGGTTACACAGCTGCTGGTCAAACGTATGCAATCGATCGTGGTGCCACGCCCATCACACTTGCGACTGGCGGTACAACATATCCAATAATATCAATTCGTTTAAACTCAAGTCGTTTAGATGCTGTTGTTATCCTTTCTGAAATCTATGGTGTCATCACAAGCAACGACAGATGTAAATGGACATTAATTAAAAACGCAACACTAACGGGAGCAAGTTATGCAACCCATTCAAACAACAATGTACAATACGACACCTCGGCAAGCGCACTAAGTGGAGGCACCGTAATTAACGGTGGCTACATTAACCTCCAAGGTGAAAGTCAAGTTGGTGGTCCGACTGATTTTACATACCAATTGGGTAGAACAATTGCAGGTGTGAGTGATGTACTTACTCTTGCTGTAACTCCTATTTCGAACAATACTAATGTGTTATTTGGATTAAAATGGATTGAAGCACTGTAAACCCATGTATACTCCTACATCTCAGCCAGAGGTAACACCTGTTCAGTTGCAACAAACTGAGCTAAAAGCTGTACCAAAAAAAGTTGCAGCTAAATCAAAGGCTGGTGATGTGGGTGGTTTTATCCAGCAGTGCATTTCACTTTGTTCTTATATCAAAGATCTGGAAACGCAATCCCATCTCATCCACCTGAACTATGAAGGTGCCAATTTCTTAGGTGTCCATGCATTTCTTAAGGATCAATACGAGTCTCACTTAGCGCAATTTGATACGCTTGGTGAATACATCCGCAGCATGGACTACCTTCTTCCCATGTGTGCCAACGGATTAGCTGATGCTGGTCCTGGTATGAAACATGTAACAAGCTACAAAGGTACCGATCAACTCTCTACTTACTACAAAAATCTAGAAGAATTAGCTAACAAAGCTAAAAAACTAGAAAAAGCTGCAGCCAAAATTGGTGCTGTTGACATCCAAAATTACATGGCTGATCTTGTTGGCCAATCATTTAAAGCTGCTTGGTTTATTAAAGCTACTTTGAGAAATAATTAATCAACCTGTCCGCGAAACCACTTCTGCCGTCCCATAAACCATTCGGCTAACGTAACTGGATCCTGTGGTCCCACCAGGTGATCACTAGGATCTGGTTCACCAAGATCCATGGCATTACAAAACTCATCCAATTCATTTGCAGGTTCATCACCCTGGATAGCTTTGCGACGTGCTTGACGAATCCATGTATTAACAGTTGGATTGCGATCGGCTAACTTCTGTAACCATGCCATATCCTTTAATTCAACTGGTGCCCCCTTACCAATGCAGTCGCACAAGAATTGAACCCGTAGCCTGGTATTGGTTGAAAGCATTGTCTTCTTCTTTTGTTACTAGTTTATAATGCTCTAGCCTGTGACAGTTAGAACACAGTGGAATACATTTGGCAATTTCATCTGCTATCTTTTCCCAACCCCAACCATCACCTATCATCCTTGACACAGCATGTTTTTTGTCGCCAACATGATGAAAATCAAGTAAACGATAATCATCCAGGCCGCAGTGCTCACAACTTAACGTCTTTTTGTACTCAATAAATTTTTCTCGATTACGCTTGATGCGTTCACGTTTTCTTGTAAGCACTTATTCCAGTGTCGTATAACTCCACTTACTATAAACAAATTTGTCGTAAGGTACGAGATAAAAATAATCGTTCTGATTAAAGCAACTGCATCTGCTTCCTTGTTTTTGTTAGATGCTTTTTCTCCTAGTGCCAAGCACCACAAACGCCACATAAAAAATCCCAGTATTACTGGGATCATAACTTCCTTCTACGCTAGCTGTTGCCTTGAGCAGTTACACGAAAGGTGGAAGGGATTCGACTATTTCCCTTAGAGCGGTATTGCTCCACCGGTTAGGATATCATGACTTTTGCTGCTTGTAACGTCTTGCTGCCCTACCAGCTTTCTTTGCTTTTTCTGTATTCGGAATAAATTGTTTACCTTCTTTGCTGCCAGCTCTTTTCTTTTGATCAGTCTCCTGCCGTTCTTCTTTTGACAGTGAGGCCCATGCCTTTTCAGGTAGGTAGCGTTTGGTATATCCCTTTTGTATAGCTTTGTCTGCCATTACTTCCTCTCCTTATACTTCTTAGCTGCAGACTTAGCTTTTTTCCTTTTCTCGTATTCATCTTTGGTCATCCACTTTTCTTTTCCCCACTTCTCCAGTGACTTCTGGGATTTACCCTTGCCACCACGATACCCACCACCTGCTTTTTTATACTCCTGGGCAAGCAGTTGAGCTTTTCTAGCCGAAATAATTAGTTAGCCTTACGGCTACGACCATTCTCCCGGTTTACCGCCACGGCCTTCACGCAT